GAGCTTCGTTTTCAATGCCTTGTTGAACAGAGGCGGCTTCGCCGGCTCTTCTGTTCATTTCGCTAATGTAGCACATCGCCCGCGCAAACGCGGCGCTAGGCCCGGGCTGCCTGCTGCCGGCGGATCATTTCCGCAAAATGCCCAGGCAGATCCGCACATCGGAACCACTCGCTTGATCCGTCGCCTTTGATCCCGTCGTAACGGTCAGCGGCGTAGCGCTGGTGCAGGGAGTGCTCAAGCCTCCGAGCATTGCGCTCGCTGACCAGTTGGATGAAGCAAATTAGCTCAGCATCCTCTGCGCTACTTCCTTCGCGGATCTGAATCAGGCGCCGCGTCGGGTCAACCCCGCTCGACTTCCCTATCTTCCAAGCCCGATGGCTAGGGCTGTGCAGCAGGTAGACGATGCCTGCGTCATCGCTCAGCGGGTCAGGGAACGAGCGAAGCGGCTTGCGGCGGCTTTTCTCAAGATCGCGAATTAGAGAAGAGCATCGCTTGATCAGGCCTCCTCGCCCCTTGTTTTTCTTGTCGCCATGAATGACTGCCTTTATCTTTGAAATGCGCTCTTGCAGGTAGAGCAGTCCCGCCTCGTCGGCGCTGAAATTGCGAAGGTGTGGGCGAATGCGGCGCAGCAACTGCAGCTCGTCGGAACTAGGCGTCGGGTTCCTGAGGATGCACGGGGATAATTGGCCACCCCCAGAGAACCACGCTCGTCTGATGCGGTGGGAATAGTTGCCATTCATGTCTGCTGACTTCGGAATGGTGTGCCCCCGGACTACTGGGGGCGGTTCGGCACGGTTTAAGGCCTATTGCCGGCTGGCCTGCAGATCGGTTTCTCTCGATCGCTCCGCAATCCTACCATAGGGTCGCGGATACACGACACTATGGGCGATCTCTACCGCTTCAGCCAAGCCGGCGGCGAGCCGTTGGACTCAAGGCCGATCTGTTGCCGCCTGCCGGTCAGTCTTGCTGCCAGGGTCCGGGCGATGCCCGATCGCTCCACCTTCCTCCGGGATGCGATCACGCGGGCTCTTCTTGCTCTTCCTCCTGATCAGAGCCCGCCTGAGGATTCAGCGCCAGCATGATCCCGACCTCGCTGGCCACGTTGCTCCAGTCGATGCCGCCGCCGGCATCGCTCGGAGCCGGGGCGGGCTTCTGCTCCTGTGAACCGGTCATCGGGGGCGCGGCATCGTTCCTGATCGAGCCTGACAGCAGATCAAGCCATTCGCGATAGGACCGCTCTGCGGCGACCAGATCGCCGCGGCCTTCCGCCTGCTTGTAGGCCGCCCAGGCGGTGATGTGGGCAGGGGTGGCGTTCACGGCAACAGGGCGGCGTAGTGCTGATCAATAGCGCGGCGGAAGCGCTCCAGGTGCCGGGGGCCAAAGACACGATCGCGAGCTGCCGCGGCCTTTGCCTTGACCGCATCGGGCAGCGGCGGCAGAAGGCCCACCATCCGTTCGGCCTCGTCAATGTCGACGCCGCTCTCGGCCAGCTTGTGCATCTTTCTGAAGAGTTCAGGGATGGTGCCGGGCACCTTGTAGGCACCGCTCCGGCTCTGCTCCTTGTCAAAGGCATCGGTCACAGCCTTGTAGGCCTTGGGTGCCTTCCAGACCATGCTCATGACGTGGCCGAGCAAGTGGTCAATGGTCGGCTTGCGCCGCACCATCCGGCCGGTGGGGTCTGGACCGTTGATCTGCTCGTTGATCTTCACCAGATGGTTGCCGAGCACGGCTAGTGCCGCGGCCTCGATCATGGCCCGCTCATGGGGTAGGGCATTCTTCTTCTGCTCTGCCATGCCCCAGTCGATCAGCGATGGCGTGCCATCGGCGCCGATCAGGATGTTGCCGCCGTGCAGGTCGCCGTGATCGAAGCCGGCATCGGCCATGGTGCGGGCGATGCGGGCAACACCGGCGGCGTAACGCGCCAGAGCCCCAGGCTGGCGCAACACCTCTGCCGCTTCCGGGGTCGGCTCCATAGCCCTGTGATCAGCGGCCAGCTTGACGCCGGGATCCATGGCATAGGCAAAGGCCAGCCGGCCATCGAGAAGCCTCTGAACCGGTCCGAGTGGCCGCGGCCCCAGGCCGAGCGCGTGAGCCCGCTCCATGTTGGCCCGCTCGCGTTCAACCATGTTGCGGCGCTGCGTGGCGCGATCGGGCGGGGTGTGGCTGCGATCCAGCGGGTCGCCATTGGTCAACCGGTCCACCTTGACCACGGCCGGCCCGGCCGGCGTGTCGACCATCCAGGTATCACCAAAGGCGCCGCTGCCCAGGGCCTTCTTGGCGGGGCGCCCGTTGAAGCGCAATTCGCCGTTGTCCAGCTGGGTGACGACCACCGGCATCGCACCCGCGGCGGCCTGCTGCGCTGTCTTGCGATCGGCTGCTGCCCTGGCCTTGGCAGTGGCCGCCCGCTGCTCGGCCGCGGCAGCCTTGCGGGCCTGCGTCTCCTGGTGCAGCTGCATGAACCGGCTGTTGGCCGGAGCCGAGACCTCAGCGGCACCGCCGGCCGCACCCTTGCGGCATTCCTTCCGGGGGCTGATCCAGCCGTCGCCACACTTCTGGCCGGTGCTGGCGCCGGTGAGATCCAGCGCCATCTGACCGGGGGCCTCGGCGCGGCGGCGGGCATCCAGCCGGGCCTGCAGGGCATCCAGCCGGGCGGTCAGGGTGGCCAGGCGCGATTTCAAGGGGTGCCGCCTGCTGCCGCTGCGGCAACGCGATCGGCCTCAGCGGCAACGGCATCGACCGGTGTATTGGTCTCGGCGTTGGCGTGAAGCACCGCCAGCCAGATCTGATCTTGCGCACCGTCCGCCATGGCGGTGTGGGCCTCAACCTGCATGCCCAGGCGCTTTCGCTCGCTGCCCTTGGCTGATCGGTAACTGACCAGCCAGGCCAGCAGGGCCTCCCTGGTGGCGGCATTGAACACGGTCGACTGCGCGGGTGCTGTTGCCATCATGCTCGGCCCTGCGGCAGCTGCGGCGACTGCTGAGCGCGGCGGAGGGTGTCGTCAACCCAGTTGTAGAGATCCGGCTGCTGCTTTCGCAGCTGCTCCGGCGCCAGGACAAAGGCGGTGAAGGTTTCAGCGAACAGCTCCAGCCTGTTCGTCCTGGAGTAGTCACTAACGAAATACTCCGGCTTGCCGATCAAGGGGCTGAGCGGATTGGTGTCGTCCTTTTCGCGGATTCTTGTTTGCAGCTCAAACGGCAGAACGGCCAGCGTGTTCCGGGCGTCGCCGGATGCGAAGTGAACCATGTGACCAAGCTCGTGGACGTAGGTTCCCAGCGTCTTCTCTGACCATGTATTGCCTGAATGGCTTACAGCAAAGTGCGACGTTTTTTTGCCTGCTATGAGGTGACGGCGGGCAGCTGCGCTCATGTCAGCAGCGCTGTAGCCCGTTGGCGACCACGGCTGATCGTAATCGGGATCGTCTCGCATCAGCAGCAGACCCTCACGGGTTGCCATGCCATGAGCCTCAGGCTTGCCTTGTGTCAGGTGCGTCAGTGATCGGTACATGATCGCCCTGTCTTCCTGCGCCATCTTCAGCCCTTCCTTGTGGTGCTTGACTGCCTCTTTCGTAACCTCCAGCGTGTCCCAGCCCATCTTCTTGTCTTCCTCGATGCTGATCTTTAGCTCCTTGAGCGATCGGCGGTGATGCCTAATTAGGTCGTTGCTGTAGGTGATGCTATCGGCGATCCGCTTGATCAACGGGGAACGTTCTCCCAATAGACCAATGGCCTCCTTCGTCAGCAGGTGCTTGACCTCTTTCTCCTGGACGACGGTGTTCGCGTCGTTGCCGCGGCGGCTCGTAGGCCGGACGCGATCAACGACCGTGACGATGTTGCTGTCCCGCAGGAACTTGGCCACCCGCCGCGCCTGACGGCCCGTCTCGCCGGGTTCATCGCAGAGCTTCAGCAGACCAGCCGCCATGGAGCCGCCGTCGTAGGTGGCGCCAGGGCGGGCGACAGATCGCTGGCGAATTGTCTTCATGAATGCCATGCGAGCCTCTGGTGTGCTCACATCCAGCTCGTCGGCCGCACCGGCATCGGTGCCCGGCTCGGCGTGCCAGTCGGGCTTGATGCCGGTGCGCTGGAACTTGTTGATCCCCATCGCCAGCTCGCCGGCCTGCTCGGGCTTCAGGCCGAATGCGCCCCGTGGCTTGATCTCACCCTTGGCCAGGGCCATCAGGCGCTGAGCACGCTCCTTGCTCAGGCTGTCCTGCGGGTTGCTCCGACATTCCTTCTTGACGCTGATGCACGCCGAGCCACAGGCGTAGCCGGTCTGGCATTTCCGCTTCAGGGCATCCAGGCGCTGCTCCAGGGCGTCGATGCGGTCGCTGGTGGTCTGCTGGTGGGTCACTGGCGCCCTCTCCTGATGCGAACGGCCTTGAAGACGTTGTTCAGCCCCCATACCCATCTGTCGTATTCGCCATGTTCTGGCTTGATCCAATCCTCGAACCGGGGATCGCTGTAGCGCTCCTCTCGGCGGCGGCCGGCCTCGCTGTTGATGCCTGCCAAGATTCTTGATGCCATCATGAACCGGCGGCCCGCGATGTAGCGATCGGCATCGACACCAGATAGCTGCCTGCGTGCCGTCCAGCGGTCTTGTTGGGAGAAGCTTTCTGCACCCCCATAACGAGCAATGTCGTCGTCGATGTTCAGCTGGCTATCACGGAACCAGTCTTTTGTATTTTGATCGCCAGATGCCTCAACCCTCTGCCGGATTTGCTCCGTCGCCCACTTGAGTTCTTCTGTGGTCATCCGCTGGATCACCGCCGCCTCAAACAGCGTTCCTTCCAGGCCTGGAGCACCCTTCGGTTGCGGGTAGCGGATGAAGCCGTCACGGCCAAAGAAGATCTCGTCGTTTTTCGTGGCGATCTTCTTCAGCCCGGCTGGCTGCGGCAGACCCTCTCCTCTGGGCTGTAGCGGGCGTTCCGGGAACCGGGGGCGCCGGGGGCGAATCACTCGTTCCTCGCCGCCTCCCGGCTTGCCCTTGCCGGCGTTGCCGGCGGCTTCGCCTTCTCCCTGAGGCTTGGCACCGACATAGCTGCCTTCACTGATCCAGGCGCCGCCGGGATACCAGTGGCCGTCTGGCCCGTACTCGCCGCCCGGCTTGGCGCGGCGGAGCAGCACCTTCACACCGGGCTTGCGGTTGGGATCCTTGGGCGGCCGGCTTGTGCCCGGTGCCCGGCGTGTGCGCTGGGGACGCTCCGGCTGTTCCGTTGCTGCGGCCTTGGCAGCAGCGGCGGCCTTGCGTTGATCGCGCAGGCTGCCGGCCTTGCCACTGCGGGCAGCGCGAAGCCCGCTCGCCAGAGCAGCTGCCTCGCCCGGCTTGGGGGTGCCAATGCCCCGCGGCTTGATCTCACCCTTGGCGAGCTGCTCCAGCCGGCGGATGCGTTCCTTGCTGATCGCGGCGCTCGGGCTACTGCGACATTCCTTCTTGACGCTGATGCACGCCGAGCCACAGCCGTAGCCGGTCTGGCATTTCCGCTTCAGGGCATCCAGGCGCTGCTCCAGGGCGTCGATGCGGTCGGCCCGCCGAGCGGGTGCCGCTTCGAGATCTCGGCTACGGCGTGATGTGATGTCCCATCCATGGTCACGCAGAACGCGCAGCGCACTGGCCTGCTCCCGAAAGTGCGCGGTGGCGGCCATGGCCTGCGCCGAACGATCGCGCATCACCTTGAGCCGGCCCGCCTTGCGGCGCTTGACGGGATTCCACCACTGCCGTTCGGCTTCCTTGATCCGCTGCGCAAACTTCTCGCTCACCTCCATTTCCGATCTCATTCGGTTTGAGCGACCCAGTTCGTAGGCGGTCTGGATTTCCTGATTGAATGTCTTGGCCCTGTCAACCACTAGCCCTACGTTCTCGATCTTGCTATAGGACGGCTTGAAGCTGTAGGCCCTGGTGGCGCCCACGACTCGCATTTCGGCCATGTAGCGCTTGATGGCTGATTTCAGATCACCCGGCGAGAATCCTGCAGTGAGCTGCGAGCCTTTGACCTTGGCGTCATAGCCCTGGTTTCCAGCCTCCGGGTGGTTGTGAGTAACGGTGAGGAAGTCGTCGTATAGGCCTTCACCTTTGCCCATGGCGACGTGGTTGCTATCGCCTTCTGTGCCGCGATAGAGCACCTTGCCCTTGGGGCTGATGACGACAATGTTCTCTTCTGGCAGCTTCCTGATCTTTGCCTCTTCTGTCAGCAGTTGACGCTGGACCGCCGCTTCATCCCTGATGTTCTTGAGCGGGCTGCTTGTCACGGCCGGGGCCGCCTTGGTCGCCTTGGTCGCCTTGGCGCGGGTCTTGGCGGCCGGCGCGGCTGGCCCGTTGGTCGCTCTCGAAGCGGCCTTCTTGGCAGCCGAGGCAGCGGGATCGGCAGGTGGTGCCTTCTTGGCGGCCCTGGCGACCGCTGCAGCCTTGGCAGCCGGGGTCGCCTTGGTCGCCGGTGCAGCCTTGGCGCGGGTCTTGACTGCTGGCGTGCGCGGAGCCCTCGGCGCCGCCTTCTTGGCAGCTGCTACGGCGCCAGCCTGCTTGCCCTTCTTGCATTCGCCGCTGGTGCCGTAGTAGCTGCCATCCGGCCGCTGGCAGCGGCGGTCCATCCGGGCCTGCAGGGCGTCGATGCGATCGGCTGAGTCGCCGCGGCCGTCAGCCGCCATGGTGGAGCCCGATCCGGTGAGCGCCTTCAGCTTGGCCTCAGCCTTGGCCAGCCGCTTCGTCAGATCGTCGCGCTGCCGCTCGATGCTGCTCTGCATCGAGCGCTTGCGCTGGCCGGTGTAATCCCACCCGCGGCGCTCCATTTCCTTTGCCTTCCACTGCACCCAGACGTGGGCGGCCTGGTCCTGGTCCGGGAAGGCGCCGAGCTCGTTCCAGATCTGATAATCCTCGATGTCGCCGGCTCTCCAGGCGCGGCGCCGGTACGCTCCACTGCGGCCGGCGGCCGACACCTCCTCCCACTCGCCGACCTCAAGCGGTGGCCGCGGCGAGGCCTCTACGGCATCCCAGTCCTTCTGCCATGCCTTCTCCCTCTGATCCAGCTCCTGCTGTGCCATGCGCAGCCGGGCGACGGTGCGGGCGCCGCTCTTGATGCTGCCGAAGGCCTTGCGGTCGGCATCGCTGATGAAGCCCATCAGCTTCAGGGCAGATTCGGCGCTGACAGTGCGCGTTTCGCCGTTGACCTCAACATCGAACTGGTGAACCACGTTCCGGCCGGTTTCGACGCTGGCAATGCTCTTTTCCCAGTCGGATACTCGTTTCTCGACCGGTTCGCCCCGGTGATCCAGGTCCTCGGTCAGGGTCCACTGCCAGGTGTAGCCGGTGAGCTTGGCGCCGGTGGGACCCACGATCGGATCGGGGAAGGAGATCCGCTCTTTCGGCTTGCTGCGCCGGGCCTCACTGGGGCGCTCGGGGATCGCTCCGCCCGGCCCCTTGTGGCATTCCTTCTTGGGGTCGATCCAGCTGCCGCCGCACTTCTCGCCTCCTCCGGGGGCGGGGGCGGGGGCGGTGAAGTCGAGACCCATCTGGCCGGGCGCCTCGGCGCGGCGGCGGGCATCCAGCCGGGCCTGCAGGGCGTCCAGGCGAGCAGCGAGGCTGGCGGTCTTCATCGGCGGGCACCGGCGATGGCGTGCATGAACCGCCAGATCCGTTCGTCGCGGCTGTCGGTCCGGTTGGTGGGGCCGGGGAACTTGTCCTGTCGCAGCTGAGCGATCAGGGCATCAAACATCGGTTCCATTTTCCGGGCCTGCTCCTCTGTCGGCCACAGGCCTTCACCAACAAAGGGAAGCTGGCCAGCCTTTTTCGCCCCTCTCTCCGTGAACTCGCGTGTCTGATAGGTGTTTGCCTTGCCAGCCTTCAGCTGCTTGAGCGCGACATAGCCCTCGAAAGAACGGGCGAACATTTCAACGTGGCTGAGCCAGTATTTTTCATTCACCATGCCGCCGTTTTGCCTGATCTCGCGTAGCGCGGCGTAACAGGACTGCGTATAGGCGCTCTCACTCCAACTGTTGACGACGCTGAGCATCTTGCTGCGCTGCTCAGGGGATCCAACGTAATCAGAGAGGAAACTCTGCCCACCCGCGGCGTAGTTATCGAGCGCATGCGCCCACTCGTGGGCCAGCGAGCCGACACCGTTCTTGCGGGTGAGGTTGATCACCTTCAGGTCAGGCTCATAGTGAGCGACGGCGCCACCGCGACCGCGGGCGCCGATGGCCAGGGCCAGGGTGCCGTTCAGACCGATCGCAGAGTCGGGCAAGCCGATGGCATCCGCGAGATCGACCAGAGCCTCAGCAGCCTTCTGAACATGGTGCCGCCGCTCGTCATCGGTCACAGAGTTGCCGTACTGGAGCCCGCGGAAGCCCAGGCCCTTGACGATGGCATCCGTGGCCTGCTCGGGGGTGCCACCCACCGATCGCCCGCCAGAACGTCGGACGGCGCCGACATAGCGCTCAGCAGAGGTGAACCGCCACTTACCGTTGCCCTCTCGCCCAAAGGCCTTATCCAGGCTGGCGCCTTCGATCACCTTTGCCGCGGCCTCAGCAGCACGCTTCATGGCCGTTTCGGCGCCCTGATCCATGTCGCCGGTGGCCTTGAGCGCCTTGGCAAACTCATTCATCTGCCCATATAAAGATGTCTTGCCGGTCTTTCTGAGCCTGTCGTGCATACTGATCAGGCTATTGGCGACAGGATTGAAGGGGTCTCGATAGGTGCGGCCGTATCCTTCGCCGGATTGCTTGCGTAGCGTTCCGATCATTTCGGAGATTCGGGCTGTCATCTTGCGACGCAATTCGCCGGGCGGCAGGTCCTTATTGCTCTCGACCATCTGCCGCAACTCTTGGAACGTGTCGAAATACTGCTTTCGCACCGTCTTGGCATCGACGGCCTCTTCTGGCGTGAACTGTCGGGAAGGATCGGCATCCCTTTGGTCCTTGCGTCTCTTGGCAGCTGCGACATACTTATCCACGTCCTTTGCGGCGAGACTAGGGAATGCACGCAGCGCATAGTGCGCCTCCAGCCGGCTGAGTGCGTTGTGCTCGTCAATGCCGCTGACCAGATCGGTCGGGAAGTTCTTGAAGAGATTGTCCCTGGTCAGGATCTTTTCAACCTGACCAGACGCCTCGGCTTCTTCGATGGTGCGGAAGGCATTGCGCCGGTGACGGGCTGACAGAGCAATGTCCTCGCCAGCGTTCTGCACCTCGGACTTGCGGGCGAAGTCGTAATCGCCCGACGATTCGACCGTATCGGCCTCTGCGCGGGGGTTGGCGGTGGCCTTGGCGGCGCGGGTGGTCGCTGCCTGCTTGGTGGCCGCCGCTTGCTCCTTGGCCTCCCTTGCAGCCTTGCGTTGATCACGGAGCTCACCGGCCTTGCTGGTGCGGGCAGTGCGCAGGGCGCCCGCCAGGGCCGCCGCTTCCTCCGGCTTGGGGGTGCCGATGCCGCGAGGTTTGATCTCACCCTTGGCCAGCTGCTCCAGGCGCTTGATCCTTTCCTTGCTGACGGCGGCGCCACCCTCCGATCGGCATTCCTTCTTGACGTTGATGCAGGTGCTCCCGCAGGCGTAGCCGGTCTGGCATTTCCGCTTCAGGGCATCAGCGCGGGCGAGCAGGGCATCCAGCCGGGCCCGCTGGTGCTCAACGATGCGTGTCATCGGTCTGCGGGCTCCAGTGTGAGCAGTTTGTAAATCAGGTCATCCAGGTTGATCTCGTCGGCGGCATCCTGTCGATCACCGCGGGCACCCTCGATGCGACTGAGCTTGCCGTTGCGCACGACGGCAACGCCAACGCCGTCGATAAAGGTGAAGCCGGCTCGCTTGTAAAGCGATTGACGCTTTTCACCGGCGCCGTCTTCGTCGTAAGCGCTGCACAAGACGATCTGCCCCTCTTCCGATCTGGAGACCAGGGCTTTCACCTGTTTTGAGATCTCCCGCGAGAATCGCCGCGCTACGTCCTGAGGCAATGAAAGCCGCTCTGCAGTGAGCAGGGACTCGCTGCCACCGGCGCCAGTGGCCCATCCGAGCTCAAGAGCACTGGCGACCGCTTCGCGGGGCAGGGAGACGCCCTGCTTCAGCAACTGCCTGGCGACCGGCGCCGCATTGGCCGGCTCAACGGCCACTGAGAAACTGAGCCTGTCGTAGACCTTGCTCCCTTTGCCGTGTGCCACCGGGAGCCGTAGCGGGCGCTCCAGTTGGACCTCAAAGCGGCTGTCGTGCCAGCCAATGGCATCGCCGTCCTTCTGCTCACGGTGCTCGACTCGCTTGACTGCCCAGGGCCGGGGTGGGCGACTGAGCATTTCCTCATCGCGCTGCTGCTGTTCCCTCTCCTGTTGCCGCCGAGCCGCTGCCATGGCCTGAATCCGGGCCGCGGCAGCCGTTGCGGACGCTGCGCTGGGAGGCGGCTGACGCTCGGTGCGACCGGTGCGGCCAAGCAACCGGCGGGCATACCCCTTGATCCGCTGCCGGAGGCCTTCAGCGGCGGCGCCGGACTGCCTGGCGCAATCCTTGTCCCTGTCGATGCAGGTGCTCCCGCAGGCGTAGCCGGTCTGGCACTTGCGTTTCAGCGCATCAGCGCGGGCCTCCAGGGCATCCAGGCGGGCCCGCTGGTGGCGAAGGGTCGCGGGCGTGGATCTGCTCACGGGCGGCGGCCCCCCAGCCGGCGGCGGCCGGTGCTGCCGCCAAGCGCCGGCCCATCGCCATTCTCGCCAATCTCTTCAGCTGCGATTCTCGCGTTGATCACGTCGCGCCCCATCTGCTCCAGCCGTTGATCGCCCTGCTTCATTTCTTCGAGCAGCACCTTCATGGCGCCTGCCAGGCTGCCGGCCTCCGACACCTTCCGGCGGCGCTCCTGCTGGCGAGCAGCGGCCTCGGGCGAGCTCGCGCCCTCTTGCATCTTCCGCACGAAATCAGCCTTGAAGGCGTCTCGCGCCTGGTCCTTGCTCATGCCAGGGAACCGGGTGCGCCTCTCGACCTTCCAGCTGGTCTCAAAGAGCTGCTCGGCAAGCATCCCCATGTGACGGGCATCTGAGGCCTTCAGCTGATCCAGTCCCTGCTGCATCAGATCCGCGATGCTGCCCGGACGACGGCCGCGGCGCCGAGCGATCCCATTCGCTCCCTGCTCGGGCGTGATCACCTCAGGCGTGATCACCTCAGGTGTTGCACGCCCGCCAATCGCCAGGGCCCCGGCACGGCCGCGCTGTTGCCCGCGCTGTTGGCGGAGCGCAGCGGCCTGCTGTGCGCGGGATGCCCTGATCTCCCCGGCCTTGGCTGCTGCGCTTTCGCCCCTCAGGCGACCGATGCCGCGGCCGGCGCTGCCGCCCTGGGCAGCCTGCTCCAGCCGCTTCAGGCGCTCCTTGCCGGTCGTGGCCTTGCCGCTGGACCGACAATCCTTGTCGGCGCTGATGCAGGTGCTGCCACAGGCGTAGCCGGTCTGGCACTTGCGCTTCAGGGCGTCAATGCGGACCAGCAGGCTGTCGAAGCGGTCGGCCCGATCGAAGATGCTCATGGTCGGTGCTTCGTTGACCGTCGAGTCGGGCTTCTTCAACCCCAGGCGCTTCAGCTCCTCCTCAAGCGCATCAATGATCTTGGCCCGCAGCTCCCGCATGACCTTGTTTTTGTTCTCCCCGTTGGTGACACGGGTGGCGGCATCGTTCAATGCGTCGGCGACAGGGCCGCTCACGCTCTTCAGCTGATCGAACGTGCGCAACACCGTGCTGGCTTCGCCGGCCTGTTGCTGGCTCTGCTCCACATTGATCGTGTTGCCGCCCCGTTGCTCCAGCAGCTCAACAGCTGCAGCGCTCTTGGACACAGCACTCAGCAGCCTTGCTTCACGCCCCAGAGCCTTCTTCAGGCCGCTGGCCAGTTCAGCCCGTGCCAGGCCGTTATCGACCACCTTCTCACCGGTGCCAAAAACGTCGATCGTTCCCTGCGTCTGACGGGTGCTGACCTCAAGGTGCTCGACATACTCCTGCAGGGTTTCATCCGTCATGGATGGTGTCGCCTTGAGCTTCTTGTAGACCTCTCGCTGCTTGTCCTGATCGAGCCCTGATGCCCCGATCACTGCAGCGCGGCGCATCCGCAGACGGCCATGCACAACGTCGTCAAACATTTCATCCGGCAACTGTGCCAGCGCAAGACCCTTCTGAGCCTTGCCACTCCGCAGCGGCAGACCCTTGGCCTCCACCTCGGCAAGGGTCTTGACGCCGGTGTCACGGAAGAACTTGCCAGCATCGATCTCGCTGCCGGCACCCTCGGCGATGTTCTGCAGGGCGCCGATCGCACGGGCCTCCTTTGCATCCTTGGCTTTCAGATACCTGACCGTGACCTCCTCGGCCCCCAGGCGCTTGGCCAGCGCAAGACGGTTGTGACCGTTGACGACATAGGTTTTGCCGTCCGCTGGATCCTGCCAAACGCTGATGACGCCAGCCAGGTTCGGATCCCATCGACGGACACCCGACAGGGATCCCACCTCGCCGGTGGCGCTGCTGCCGATCTTGTACTGGAACCGATCCGCATCAACCTCGACTTCATCGGGTTTCACGTCTCGCACCTGCCCCGGCTTCGCTGCGCCGGCCGCAGCCGTTGGCACCTTGCCGGTGCGGACCATTTCCGCCACCGCAGGATCCTGCAGCATTTTTTCCAGGGATTTCACCTGTCGACCCTTGCGAAGCCCCTCGGCCTGCGCATTTCGCTGCAGCTGCACCTGCTGAGCAGTTGCCGCGGCCTTGCTGTCGCCTTCTTTCGCCAGGGCCTGCAGCTGACTCAGCCTGAGCTTCCCGATAGCGGTTTTTGGGGTAGTGCGGCACTCTTTTTGCAGGCTGATGCAGGCTGATCCGCAGCCATAGCCCTTGCCGCATTTCCGTTTTGAGCTGGTCTGCCTGAACTTGGCGCGGGCCTTGGCATCCAACCGGACGGCGGGATCACGCGCCAGCAGGAAGCCTTCGGAGCGGTGCTCCCATTGCTGCTCGCTGACGCCATCCCAGGCGGGCCTGTAGCCGATGGATGCGGCATCCAGGCGGAAGCGGTAGACAAGCCCACCGGCGGCGGCACGGCCGGCGGTGATGCCGCGGGGGTGTGCGCTCCAGTCGAGCACCTGAGCACCGGGGAGCTGCTCGCGCAGGATCTGCCCGCAGAGCTGAGCTACGGGGTCGATACTGTCGCCCCGGAACAGGGGCATCGTCTCGTCGTATTCGGTGACGCCGAACAGGGATGTCTGGCTCTGCTGGCGCTGCTGCATAGCTCCGGCGAGGCGTTCGCGCTCGACAGCCCGCTCGCGCTCCTTCCAGGCCTGAGCGCCTTTGTCATCGCCGGCCTCACGCGCCGCCTGCTGTTGCTGCCTTGCCAGATCGGCCTGCTGCTTGGCGGTGACGGCCTCATTGGCGCTGATGCCGGTGGGCTTGGGCTTGGGCGCCAGGCCGGGATCCTCCCTGCCAGGGTTGGTCAGAACCGGCTCGGCGGTGGCCGGCGGCGATTCTTCCTTCTTGCCCTTGGGATCGAAGAACCCATCACGGATGGGACGAGAGTGCTTGTTGCCTGCAATCCGCACGTCGATGACGGTCCCGACGCGGGTTGCCTTGCCCGCCTCCGCGAAGCCCTCGGCGATCTTGAGCAGATCATAATCACCGGTCTCCCGGTACATGTTGCGATGCGATTCATAGGATGCCTTGTATTCGGCCTGCCACTCCTTGCTCCGCCGCTTGTCTGAGCCGGCCTCCATGTCAGCATCTGCCTTTGCGTTGTCATCTGCCAGCCAATGCTCTACCGCATTGCGGTCGCGGAAGAAGTAGAAGTAGGCTGGGTGACGCCCTTGTGCTGATCGCCAGAAGCGAAGGCCACCCTTATAGGCCTGTTTTTCGGCGGCAACGTTGTAGGTCTTCCAGCCGGGCTGATTGCCGCCGACCGTCAATGGTTCATGGATCTGAGGCGTCTTGCGAGCAGAGCCGCCGCCATTGAGCCCCCTGCCATCGGGCGCTACACCGGTCGCACCGCCGCCGCCCTTGTGGCATTCCTTCCGGGGATCAATCCAGCCACCGCCGCACCTCTGGCCAGTGCCGCCACCCTTGGCGCTGGGGGCCTTTCTACCCTTGGGCTTCCGCGAGCTGCCGGTGCCACCGCCGCCCTTGGGCACCTTCCCTGCCGGCGGGGGAGCGCTGAAGTCGAAGCCCATCTGACCGGGGGCCTGCTTGATCTTGGCGTCCAGGCGCTGAATGCGCTCCTCCGCCGCTCGGATGCTCAGCCCCATCAGCAGCTCCACAATTCATCGCCAGCCCACGTCTTCCCATTCTGGCGAATGCCGGCTTGCAGCCTCTAGCGAAGCCGGACGGCTGCCCTCAATCGCCGTCAAAGAATGCCTCAGGGCTGATCTTCTTGTATTCGGCTGGTGTATCGCTGCCATCAACCGGGTACAGCTGTTTCAGCTGGGCATCACGCGCTGGTGTCACGCTTGGGATCTCCTCCCGCATAGCCCTATAGGCCTGGCGGCGGGCATCCCTGTCGGCTCGATCTGCTGTGCTCATGGCTCGTCCTCCTGTTCGAGTATACGCGACGATGGTCGGCTACGGGCGTGGGCGACCGTAGCGCTTGCGGTATTCGGCCGTTCGTTTCGCATCGCCCCCTGCGTGGCGGCCGCGCTCGTAGCGCATGATCACCGTGTTGCTTTCACCGTCGTTCAAGGTGGCGCTGTCTGCGACACGGGCCAGGCGCTCGAAGTTGCCGGGGATCACCTCGTAGGCGTGCCTGATGAACTCAGGCGGGACATAGCGGCCGGCCTTGTCTGCGCGGGCCAGGGCGCGGCTAACGCCGACCTCCTCGGGCACATGCTGAGCCAGCAGGGTTACACGGTATCCACGTCCCTGCAGCTCCTGCATCTGGCTGATGTACTTGCCCGCATTGGCGCCGGTGCCATCGACCAGCACATCAAGGCCCTGGTCGCGAGTGGTGCCATAGAGGCGTTTCGCGAGGCGACTGGAGTTTTCGTGGGCGAGCGCGGCGGCGGCACGCATCCCCAGGGCGACGCCGATCGCCATAACGGGATCCGCGTTCTTCAGCTCGTCCGGGTCGATTGTGACGAACCCCTTGGCGTCGCCAAACTCGCGCTGCCGCAGGGTTGATTTCCCTGATGCCGGCCCACCAGACAGGAAGACCGCCCGCCCGGTACTGGTCGCGCCAGCAAGACGATCCGCGATCAACTTGTCCTCATAGGCGCGTCTTCCAGGGCTCTCGAAGTCGGAGTAACGGCTCAGACCATACGGATCCCCCTCAACCCAGCGCTTGTGCGTCGCCTCCTTCCCTTCCAGCTTGTTCAGGGCACGATCCACATGCACGATCCGCCGCTGCACCCGGTCGATTCGCTTCATCGACGCAGCGTCTGGATGCTCGATGAATGTTCCCAGGCCATCAGGCCGCTGTCGGGTCAGGTCAGCGACCAGCTGCCGCCCCATTCTTTCGCGTTCTGCCTGAAGCTCTGCAATGCGCTTCTGCGCTTTTGAGCTGGCGCTACTCTCGCGAGCCTTGGGCTGAACGCCCAGCGCAGCCCGTAGCCGCTGTGCTGCGGCGCCGCTGGCCTTGTTGCAGTCTTTGGTCAGCTGAATACAGGTCGAGCCGCATCCATAGCCACGTTCACAATTTTTTTTTTGGCGCCGGAGGCATCAGATCTGGCCGCGGCCGTCATGACCTCCTGGTAGCCGTCCCATCGGGCCTGAGTCCACAGGCGGCGGTCTGCGGAATCGCGGCGGCCCTTGCTCTTGGCCTCCGTCTCGGGGTGCAGCGCGATTAGGGACTTGCGCATCTGCGTGAGTCGTTCAGCCACGCGGGGATCACCACCCATGTCGGGATGGTGCTTTTTCATCAGTCGCCGGTAGGCCTGATTGATGTCGCTGACCGTTGCCGTTTTCGGATCCAGGCCAAACGTGTGCCATGGCCTGAAATGCTTGGTCACATCGAGCCCGTTGATCACGGTTGGCCCATCGGGCTGATTCCGCTCATTCTTGGGAACACCGATGAACCGCCGGTAGACCTTCAGCCAATCCTCATGGCTAGACAGTGGATTGTCCTCACCCGCCATGGCCATCTGAAAGGTCTTGTCCGCCTTCAGCGCTCGGACGCTCTTGACGCCGAAATCCTTGACGATCGCCGCCTTGACCTCCTTCAGGCTTGGCCCCTTCACGGCACCCTTGGCGGCGGGGGCAGCCTTGCCGGCACCTTTGGCCTTGCCCTTCCCGGCGGCCTGGCCAGGGCCGCTGACCTTGACGATCGCCAGCACCTCCTTGGCTGCGGCCCCCGGTTGCTTGCGGCACTTTTTCCCCTTGGGGATGCAGCTGTTGCCGCAGGAGTAGCCGGTCTGACACTTGCGGGCCGCTCCATTGGCATCACGGCGGATCCCGGCGGCGCTGTCGGCTCGATCGCCTCCGGCGCCCACGGGGCGATAGGTCACGGAGCCGGAGCCGATCGAGTAGTCGAACAGAACACCATTGGACCGAAACCGGCCTGACACCTCACCCGTCCCGCGATCGGGATTGACCGTCATCAACCGCACAGGCTGAATCAGGGTCAGCAGCTCCTCCCGCACCAGGCGGGCGATCTCTTGCAGGTTGGCCATGGCCGGGAATCAGACAGGGTGGACGATCGAGGGCTGTGTCAGCGCTTGCCTTTGCGCGGCGCGGAATCAGCTCCCTCGGGCGCCGGGCAGGCCTCAGGGGCGGCGGCGGCCTCGGGCTGCTCCTCGGGCGCCGGGCAGGCCTCAGGGGCGGCGGCGGCCTCGGGCTGCTCCTCGGGCGCTGGGCAGGCCTCAGGAGCAGCCGGTGCGTCCGCCGCGGCTACCTCGACCGCCATCCCAGCCTCTTCCAGTGCCTGAGCCAATAGCTCGCCGCTCTCGGCGCCAGCAGCGAGCGATGCAGCCTGGTTCAACACCGCTCGGCATTCGTGGATGCCGTGGTTTCGACACCACTGGCCCATCGTGAGCAGCGCAAATCCGAGATTCGTCTGTGGCGCCATCTGGAGCGGTTCTATCTTCTTTATGGTAGAGGCTGCGATCTGAAGCCAGCACAGCGGCCAGAGCCGTCAGAGCCCTGGATGCTGGCCCTTTTGTCCAGGCTCCTGTATGGTGCGCCTGTCGCCATCCGGCGGCGGTTTTTTTTGCTCTGCCTGCCATGTCGGCCAGCAAGTTTCGGCCTGCGTTCTCACGTCAGGAAGTCGCCTTTCTGTTCTGTCAGTCCCTGGTGATTGCTGGGCTGGTGGTTTTCTCCTGTTGGCGCGACACCACGGCGCTTCAGTCCCTTCCCAGCAGTGCCGCCGCGACACCCCAGCGCCCCCACCTCTGATCCGTGAATAGCCTTCCCTCTTCTCTGCTCGAAAGCTGCTGTCGCTCCTACGAAATGGCCAGCGACGCTACGCAGCCGGCCTCTCCTGACGGCATGGCCAGGGTGCTTGAACACCTTGCCTTTGAGGTTCTTGAGCATCAGGCCCGGCGGGGCGTCATGGATGCCCACGCCGTGGCTCATTTTCTATTGCAGGCCGCGCTGCCTGCCGGTCGCAATGTGGAGGCCCAGCTTCGTGGTTGACCATTGCGTTTTGCAGGCTGCTCGGCCCGACTGCTTGCGCTGCACTCGTTGCGGGGAAGAAGAAGCCATCAATCTTCCGATGGAGATCGAGGCCCTGGTGGTCGTCGCTGATGCGTTTGCGGAGCGCCATCGAGCGTGCCCCCGCGATCCGATGGCCATCGCCCGCGCCGCGCTCAACGATGTAGCCAGGGCGAACCGGCCGGAGGCTTGGCGATGGGCTCGACTGCGGGCGGCCACTGCGCAGGCGGCTCTTCAACGCGCATAGGGACGGCGATGGCCATTGCTGATAGACCATCGCCCGACCAGCACGCCGCCGATGCGCAGCGCCTGGCGGCACTTGCCGGCTGCAGCTGCACCGATACCGGAATCGTGCTCTGTTGCGAGCTGATCGGCCGCTACGAGAACACGGGCATCGGCAGTCAGGAACTAGCCCGCGCTGCACAGGATCAGCTTGAGGCGTGGGGCCTGGATCGGCGGAAGGCGTTTGCGCTGGCGCGGCGGCTGTGGTTCAGCGGCTGGCGACCCACCGTGATCATCGGATGACCGGCAGCACCGGCGGCTCAGCGCTGTCATCTGGCGCCGCCAGCGATGGCGCCTGCTGCACCGGATCCTGGGCGCCGTCGAAGGCGTTGTCGTTGATGGTGCCGGCGGCCGGCCGCTCGATCGGCAGACAGAGCGGGTCCACCGGATTGGCCGGCGCCACCGGCAGGCAAACGATCGTCACAGCGGTTTGCTGGCGGTGTCAGCCGGCAGGCAGACCGCCAGGGCCGGGAAGCGGGCCGGGTCGATCGTCACGCCGAGGGTCTTCAGCTCATGGCAGGTCTTGGCCAGGCTGGCCTGGTTGCTGATCTCAGCGCGATCGGTGAGCGCCTTGGCCAGCCGTTTGCAGTCCGCCAGCACGCTGGAACCGAACGGCACCAGCAGGCCAGCCTGAACGCTGGTGTCATTGGCTGAGGTGCCAAGACTGCCGCCCCAGACATTGGCCTGGTTGGTGCCGCCGCCGACATAGAAGGTCGGCGTGCGACAGAACACGCCAGGGGCAAAACCGTTCTGGTTGTCCCACTGGTTGTTGTACTGCTGGTTGAGATTGACCCCGCCGCCTGTCACCTGATTAACAGTCGAGCTTGGCGAGACTGAGTTGTTGACATCCGTGGATGCGTTGCTCTGCGCCAATGCGGCGCCCGGCAGTGCGAGCACAGCGCTCGACAGGATCAGAAGAAGGCGGCGGGGCATCATCAGTTGGCGAAGACGCCGGTGAGGGTCTCGGTCACCAGATCGACGGTGGTGGCGTTGTAGGTGTCGCTGAAGGCAGCACCGATCATCTGCTGGGCAGAGACGGTGGAGCTGGCGGACACGGCGGTGCCGGTGGATGCCGTGGTGGCAGTGCCACTGGTGATCACATTGCCGCCGTTGGTGTAGCTGCCGGTCGATACGGCAGAAGCGCCGAGACCGTTGGCGGCGGAATCGAGGCTGTAGCTGGCGGAATCGACAGTGCCCACGGTGGACACAGCGCGGGTGCCGTTCTCGGTGTAGGTGCGAGTTCGGGTCAGGGTGCCGGAGTCACCGGCGAACACGGGGGCGCCGAGGGCCAGGGCGGCCAGGGCAGCAAAAGCAGCAGTCTTCACAGTGGAGTGAATGACGGACCGCTCAAGGGTGGCGGAAGCCGCGACCGATGACCCAGCCGGGGTGTAGCGCGTGTGAGTGAGGAATGATGCACTGCCTCACCGTTCACTCATTGGCGCGGCAGGATAGGCGCCAGACCGTGAGTGCTCCCGCTGAAGATGCCGCATCCTTGCGCCATGACCAGGAAGCCCCGGCGGATCAACATCACCGTCAGCGATCAGCTGTTCAACCAGCTGCAGACCATGGCGGACCAGCAGGGGCGCTCCCTCAGCAGCCTCTGCGCCTATCTGCTGGAGGTCAGCGTGGAGCAGCGCCAGGCCGCGCAGCGCTAACGCTCCATCGGCGGGCCGCCGTGCCCAGTGAACTGCACCATCAACGCGAGCGTGATGTCGAGCAGACGGTTTGTGGCCGTTTCTGCCCTGGCGCGTACGTCGGGACACACCTCGTTGAAGCGGATCGGCTTGTCCGCCTTGCCTTCCTTGGCGATCGTCTCCATTTCGCCGAACAGAGCCCGCTCGCAGAACAGCAGACTCTCGCGGGTGTGCAGCACGCTGGACACCATGATGATGCCGGTGAGCACCAGCAAGCCGCCTACAGCGGTGATCCGTGGCGGGCGGGGCAGCTGCATCAGCGGAAACCTGTTCAGCCTCGCAGCCGCGTGGCACTTGGTTCAACCTAGGCACCGGCTTCAACTTCCCTCACGATTGATTCATAGATCTGCCGCGCTTCACTGTTGATCCAGCCGCGCCGTGGGCACCACACCGGTTCGCCTGATGGCCAGGGCCTGCTGCCGGCATTCCGCGGGTCGTCACTGGGCAACCCTTGCCGCGGCCTGGTCTGCGGCAGCCCCGATCGCTCCATCAACGGGTAGTCGCGATCACTGCGGGCCTGGCCGGCGCCGCCGATTGGTCGCATCTGGGCGCCTTCGCCATTGACCGACTCGAAATGACGCTGAACAGACTGCGCTTGCGCCTGAGCTTGCGCCTCCCACTTCTCTGCATCGTCCTCGGCAAAGCTGTTTTCTATAGCGAGCGACTCGAAGGTTACTGGTGTCAGATCACATCGGCAGTTTGGGTGAATCGGGGTCTTGACGCTGCCGAGCCAATAGAGGCAGCCATGCCGCGGGGCGCAAAACTCACAAGTGCGATCATCAGCCGTGGCGAGGTACTGCACAAACCCGACGCGCAGCTTTCTGTAAGTGCGCTCCTGAGCTTCGCCTGAGGCCATCAGGGTCTCAGTGCGGGCGATCGTTTCGGCGCGGTTGCGAAAGGCCTGGTTGATGCCAGGGATCGCCTTCTGTAGCTCGCGCTTCAGGCTGCGCGGATCGGTGCCAGCGGCCATCTGACGGGCCGTGAGAAAGCTCACCGTGTCGCCCCAGTGGCGCCACCACTTGAAGTAGTAGTGCTTGGAGGCGGCCACATGGGCATCTGTGGCAATGTCCCTCTGGCGCCGATACTCCATTGCCAGGCTGCGGAAATCACGCTCGGCCGCGGCGATGGAGCCGGCCATGTCGAACAGTCGCGTAAAGCGCTGGCCTTCCTGATACTTGCCCCGTTCGCGATCGGGCCATAGCTCCGTGGCGGGATCAGGGCCGGGCGGGGAGCCGGCGGCCCTGATCGCCGGCTCCAGTTCATCGCGGGTGAACTGGATCGCATACTCGGTGCCCAGATCCTGAGCCCGGTTGAACAGGGTCGCCAGCTCCTCTTCCATCCGCGCCTCCTGCCGTGGACTGAGCGCCAGCTCAGTGAGCACACGGCGCAGATCCTGCACCAGCTGCCCTTCGAGGTAGAGCGCTGCCTGGTTCTTCTCCAGAGGCGTGATGGGGACTGGGCCATCCGGGGTGGAGCCCAGGAAGGCGCCGGGGGTGGTCTTGGGGTCGTAATCGGGCTGCGCCTCGATGGCATCGAGGATGCCGATCACCTTCTTGACCGTTTCGCTCAGGGCCGCCGACCAGATCCGGCCGATCCGGTCGATCTGCTGGTCCTCAAGGCCTCGCAGCTCTTCTGTCAGTTGCTGCGCCAGCTGCTCGCGCCGCTCTTGACTCACGCTGGCGCCCCCTGCTGTTGAGCCAGCTCGCGCAGGTGCTGGCAATCGCGGCACTCGTCCAGCCAGCCCTCCGGGGCATCACCCCAGCCGGGACAGCGCTCAATGCCATGGCCAGCCATTGCTCAGGCCTCCTCGCTGTAGGCGTCGCAGCGCACACCCATTGCCACGAGATCAACGGAGTCCAGCCGGCGGATGGTGGCGTTGGGTCCGGCCGCCGTCTGCAGGGCTTCCTGATCAGCGACACCGACCACTGCAAACCACTCGCCGGTGGAATCCATCACCTCCCACAGCCCGGTGGCATCAGGGCCGACGATCGCCTGATGGGGCGTCGGAGCGCCATACGGCCCCACCAGCGGGCCAATGCCATCGACGCCCACGTCGACCGTCACGCCAGCCACGCTGATGCGAGCTGGCAGCTCCCAGGCATCCTCCCTGATGGTGCGGCGGCGGCCGGTGCGGCGGCGAGACTTGCTCTTGCCGGCGATCGAGAGCGCAATGGCAATGGCCTGCTTCTGCCCGGCGGGGTAGTCCACCTCACCACGATGCTCGCCCTTCTTGCCGGTGCCGCTGTGAAGGGTGCCGTGCTTCCACCGGTGCATCACCTGGCCAACGGCGTCGGGATGCTCATGCTCACCGCCGGCATCCTCGTCCTCTTTTTCGCATGAACCGCCTTCGCAGTCGGATTCGCATTCGTGCCCCTGCGCACAGGACTCACAGCAGGCGCCATCCGCTGAATCCACGGTCTGCCGATCGTCAGCGGGCGGCTGCTCGGCGTTCTCCTCCGCTGGAGCATCCTCGGCGGCACCTTCCTCCGCTGGAGCATCCTCGGCGGCAGCGCCGTCGCCCTGGCCGAAATCACCGCCAAACTCGACGGCGCTCATGTCCTGCTCCTCCTCCTTGACTGAGCCGTCCTCCTCTCGATCAATCAGGGTCGTGTCAAGGCTGAACTCAGGTCGGCCGAAGCGGGCCAGCGCCACCTCATTTGGCTTGAGCACACCGGCGTTGATGTATTGCACATCCGCTGCGGCCACTTGCTGACGCAGGGCGGCAGTTTCTTCGTCGGTCATGACGAACGTGGGACGGAACTGCACGCGCCAGTCGTCAGGTGGTTCACCACTGAAAGGCCCGTCGCTGCAGCGCATCAGGGTTTCATAGAACTGCCTGAGCGGATCCTCAAGAACATCCTCCTGGTACTCCTGGATCTGCATTGCAAAGTTGCGGTCTTCACTCCGGCCGGTGGCACCTAGGCCGCTCGGGGATTCTCCCCAGAGCTTGGTATGCGGCATCCCGGAGGCGCCCGTGACCTCCTGAACCAACCGATCCAGCACGTCGCCCACACCCGCCGCCGAGCGGGTGAGGTAGGAGGCTTCTTCGTTCACATCGAGCACCATGGCGCGGTAGACGGATCGCGCCATCTGGTTCACCTCAAGCCGGCGTGTGATCGCATCCTGATTGCCGGCTGCGATCATCTGCCCCAGGCCGGGAATCTTGTGGATGAACTGATCGAAATCGTGCAGGATGCTTGCAGCGGCGGTCTGGCCGGTCTCGTATCGCTTGAACACCTCCCAGATCGACTGCAGGACAGAGGCGCCCCACCAGTTGAAATGGGACCGGTAGCGCCATGGCACCTCTTCACCCTCGAAGCGCAGCACACGGCTTCCGTGAATCGTGACGGTCTGCGCTCCTTCAAGCCCCAGCTTGCCCAGGTCGGCATCGCTGTTGGTGTTGAACTGATACGCGGCTGGCGTGCCGATGCCGGACCATCCGGGCTCTGGCCAGATCCGCCAGCGATCCAGCGGGTAAAGGCCCTTGATCCGCTTGAGCCGCTTGAAATTGATCGGCTGTGAGAAATCGCTTCCGCCGTCATCAACCAGCATGATCAAGGCCGCGCCGCCCTGGTGGCGGGCCATCTGGACCGCCCTGCGGACTTGCTTGCGCAGGCGCAGCTTTTCGCCCGCCGCTACTAGCAGATCTGCCTGTGAGCGGGCCTTCTTCGTGTCCTTGCCAAGGCTGATGTCCCAGCCCATTCGCGTTGCCTCTGAAGCCCAGAGATCAACCACGCGGCGGCACAGCCAGCTGTTGAGGTAGAGACTGTCAAGCTCACCCTCTTGGAGGAACTCGGCCGGCGCGACGACGGTGGCGAGGTTGCGGTCACGGCCGGGAACACCCATGCCGGTGAACACGTTGGCGAGGACGCCATCCTGCCGCTCTTCCGTTGCCATCGTGCCGTGCCGCGCCTCCCTTACCGTAGGCGGCGTGCTCAATTCATGAATAGTGGCATCCATGGCCGTGAACAACAAGCGGCTTAGAGTGCGTCCGTCCTAGAGCGTGAACGCATGGCCACGAGTGCCGTTGATCTGATGCTGGAATCATTCGGCCGGTTCGCGGTGCCGACCCATGAGGAGCACCTGGAATACGGCCGCAGGATTCGCCAGTGGCTTGACTGGGATGGCGGCCCCGATGCCGCTCCTGCAGCGATCCGACGTGCTGGCGCACGGGCTCGACAGCGCATGGTGGAAGCCAACATGAGGCTGGTGGTCAGCGTCGCTAAGAAGTACCTCCGTTTCGGGCTGCCGCTGGAGGACTTGATTCAGGAGGGCGCGATCGGGCTGACGCGGGCGGCCGAGCTGTACGACCCAGAGCGCGGCTACGCATTCAGCACCTACAGCTATTGGTGGGTGCGCCAGTCGATCACTAGGGCGCTCGCCAGCTTCAACTTCACGATCCGTGTCCCGTCACACGTCAACGACCGCATGAGGCTGGTCAGCGCCTACCTGGAGCGCTGCAGACACCAGGGCATCGAGCCCAGCGACGCGCAGATCTGCTCTGATCTGGATCTGACACCCGCACAGCTGGACATGGTGCGGCAGGGAGTGTTCAGCCGCGCTGTGGTCAGCATCGATAAGCCCGTCCGAGACCATGAGCAGCCGCTGGTAGATCTGATTGCGTGCCCGAACAGCGATGAAGCGCTTGATCGCGTTGAGCGCGGTCTCGACATTGAAGTGCTGCGCAGGCTGCTTCCGCACCTGAACGAGCGCGAACAGGAGATTCTCGGGCTGGTGTACCTACAGGGCATGACCTTTGCTGCGGTCAGCCGGCTGATCGGGATCAGTCGCGAACGGGTGCGGCAGATCGATGTGTCGGCCCGCGAGAAGCTGCGGCGGTGGATGTCGACCGAGGGGCAGAGCGCTGAGCTTTGCGCGGCCGCGAGCCCGGTGTGGGGATCACTCGAAAGAGCAGAGCAGCTGCCGCTGCTGGTCACCGGCCCTGCGGGGCAACAAGCGGCCCGGCGGCGGCGGCCCCGGAAGCCGGGCGGTGGGCGCAATCCCGATCAGTTGCGACTCGCCGAGGCTTGACCGGCTGCGGGCAGCAGGTTGGCGCAGAGGGCGGCGACGACACGCTCTTCCGTGCCGGCGGCAGGGGTTCGCCACGGCTCCCACCGCCGAGAGACCGGGTAGTTCGTTGTCGCCATCTGGAGCTTTTCGCACGAGACGGCGATGCTGCGGTTCATCACCGGCGAACGACAGCCATAGGTGGTGGTGCGGACACCGTTGGCGGCCAGGCTCCACCGGCCCCAGTTGTAGACGCAATCACCGAAGCCGCGAAAGTCGACGCCGCCGTAGGGGTCTTCTTCTGCCTTGCGCTGGCGGCGGATCCGGTCGAGCACGCCCTGCTGTGCCGCTGTGACCGGCGGGTGGCTTAGCTCAAAGACGTTCGGGACGCTGGGGGCCGGCGTGGCGGTGGTGGGCGCTATGTCGGCGGCGGGTCCCATGCCGGCGGTGGTGGGCGCCATGTCGGCGGCGGGCGCTGGCATAGCGATGGCGGGCGCCAGCAGAGTGATCGCGAGAAAGGCGATGGATGGCTTCATGTGTTGTCGGGTTGGGTGTTGGTTTTCTTGCTGCGCCGGGGGCGGGTGTTGGCAGCCTTGAACGCAGCGATGGCCGCCAGGATCGCCGCAGCCTGTGCAGGGTCTGTGACCAGCCCCTGCCGCACCAGGGCCTGCGGCAGCGTCTCCGGTGGCGGCAGCACCGGAACACTGCGGAACCGCTCTGGCACCGGCAAGCGGCCGATGTAGCAGGTCCAGAACTGCACTTCATCCCAGACGGGATGCGAGGCATCGCCCAGGGGGAAGCTGGCGGCCAGGCGATCAAGCAGCCTGCGATCGGTGACGCCGCTGAAGTCCCGCTCGGCGATGCGGCGGTTCAGCTCGCCCAGCTGCAGAAACGCCTTGTGGCGCAATTCGCCGGCCGTGCCCTGCTCCAAGATCGAGAGGTTGCCGTAGCTGATCACCTCGAAGCCGGCGATCTTGGCCCAGTCGCAGGCGGTGTATTGCGTCCAGCCCATCTGCAGGCGCCAGGACTTGAGCATCTGCCCGAAGGCGATCCGCTCAGGCGTTGACTTTGCTTTCGCCATCAAGCTTCTTTCACCTCGATCGGGCTCATGGCCAGCTCATGCAACCGCTTCCAGCAGGCAGGATCGGTCTGAACCGGCCGCCAGCTCCAGCCGGGCAGCAGGCACGTCACCTGCTCCTCTGTGGCGTCCTCTGGCAAGTGCAGCTCAAAGATCTGGCGAATCAGCGCCAGCAGGGTGATTAGGTCTGGCCGGCTGGCGCCGACGCAGTAATCGACGCAGCGGGTCATGCTGCCTGAGCGCCAGGCAACGACGCGGACGCCAAACAGGACCGGATAGGTTCCGATCAGCCACGTCCCGTTCTGGCTGGAGAACACCGCTCGGTAGCCGACCGCCGCGGCCGTTTGATGGTCTAGCTCTGTAGCCGTCTGGATCAGCATTGCGCGTCCAAAGTCTTGGACGATCCTACCAGGCGGATCAAACCATGGACACCCAGCTGCTATCCAGGGGGCGCTGCACCGATCCGGCATGACAGGCCAGGGCCAGGGCCATCACAGCGTCATCGTGCTGACCAGCCGCTGCCTCTCGCTTGCCCTTTGCCGTCTGCCGGAAGTTCCTCATTTCCTTGCCGAGGTAGCTGTCGGGCGGAATGGTCAGCTCCTGCTGTTCGAGCAAGAGGACCAGGCGATCTGTCATCAGGATTTTCGTTGTCTGGCTGGTGCTGATCTCCTCGATCAGGCAATCAGGCCGGAGCAGCACCAGGGCCTCGCCAACGGCGGCGCCGACGCCGTTCTTTTCCACGCACGTCAGGACCGGCTGGTACTGGTCATAGAGACGGGCAGCATTCCTGAGGCCGTAGTCGCGTGAACTTTCGTTGGCGTAAAAGCCGGCGACCACTTTCCACGGGGCGGTGGTCACATCCACCACCATGACGGCGAAATTATCGTTGCCGCCGCCGTTGGGATCGATGCCCATGACGTAGGTGTGACCGCGCTTGGGGTTTTCCCAGCCGCCAGAGGCCTCGGCCAGGTCGATCAGCTCGTGAGAGAAGATCTCGTGGTCGCTTGCCGCGAAATCCAGCTCATACTCCTGGTTCCACTGCTTGAGGGTGAGCTGCCGGCGGCGGCGGGTGCTTTCGGCCCATGTTGGCGAAGCGCCGTAGATGGGATGCTCGCTGTAGTGGATCGCCACCTTCGCAAACTGGTTATCCGGGCTGATCTGCAGCCGCGGCACGTTGGAGGCACCCATGGGGCGCGGGTCAATCACGATCTCGCCGTGATCGGTTTGCCAGTGGTCGGAGAACGGGCCGGATCGCCCGTTTGGGGTTGTCACCCAGACATGACGGGCTCGATCGCCCAGCATCGAGGTGGTGGGCAGGGCGCCCGTTTCGATGCCGGCCAGCTTGTCAATGAAGGCGGCTTCGTCAAACAGGATGAACGATGCCGATGGGATGCCACGGGCGGCCCGCTCGGTCGGCGGCAGGAAATGCAGGGAGCCGGCGCCGTCAAAGACGATCTTGCGCATCGAATCCTTGGAGAACTTGGGGCAGCGGTCCCGAAGCGTGGATGCCTGCCCCTTGATCCGCGCCGCCAGCTCTGAAGCGTCATCACCGGTCTTGGAGAAGACCACTCCAGTCCATGCCGGCTTGCGGATGGCCTGCGACAGCATGTAGCTGATCACAGTCTCGGAAACACCGGTTTGCCGGCTCTTCAGGACGTATGTGTTCGTGCAGCGGCGGATCGTGCGAACGAGATCGATCTGATAGCCGTATGGATCGAAGGGGACGTAACGCCCGCCAGAGGCGACCAGCGTTTCATGCGCGAAGCTCGGCCATGCCTTTGGCAGGGTGTCCCATGGGCGAACACGACGCGATGATTCCGCGATCAGCGGGTCATCGGTGTACCAGTCGGCCAGGCTGACGGAACGCCGGCCGCGGCGGTCGGCCTGTGGCTGGCGCAGAGCCACTGCTCAGAAATCCTCGTCGGGATCCAGCTCGTCAGATTGCGGCTCGTTGATCGTGATCTCCGGTGCGCTGCGTACCCAGTGATTAGCGATGTGAGCATTGGCCTGGATCATCGCCATGGGGTTGCGCTGGCTTGCCGCGAGCCGATAGGCATTCTCGAATCGGACCAGGCAGATTGCTGCAATGCGTCGCCGGTCGAGCTGGCTCATACCATTGACGATGGCGTCATAGCAGAGATCGACCAGGCGGCGAGCTGTTTTGTCGGAGACATTCCACTCCTTCTGCGCGAACTCCCGCATCTGCATGGCATCCCAGCCAAGCTTTGCGAGCTGCATCAGCTTGCGAGTGCGGTATTCGCGCTCTTTCGTGGTTGAGCGGTGGCGAACGTCTTTCGGCGGCTCAGGTTTTGGCACAGCTCAGGAATTGGTCAATGATGAACTGCAGCCGTTGCTCAGTTGCCTTGATCTTAGGCAACGCGGCTGAGAGTTGCTGCAGAGACTGCAGGAACACATCGAAATCGGCCGGGTCGTCAAACGACAGTTTCACTTCAAGCTTACCTTGACTGCCAGTGTCGCCGTCCTCCTCCTCCTCCTCGCCCTGCTCCAGCCCCCCCATGAGGGCATCCAGCTCTGGTTCGGTCCAATAGCTGTCAAGGTGCAGATCGGGGTCAGCGTTCTGCAGGTCGGCAAGAGTGGCGGCGTCCCATTCGGAGAGATCAGAGGCGCGGTTGTCGGCAATCGCGTATCGCACCTTCTGTCGGTCGGTCAGGTCGGTCCGCTGCACGGCGACCAGCGTGTTCCCGTCGATGGGCACGACAAGCACCTGCTCGATCCCGATGGATGCGGCGGCCTCGATCGTGCCGTTGCCGGCCAGAACGGTGCCCTGCTCGTCGATGACGATCGAGCGGGCGGCGCCGAACTCAGAGAGGCTCTGCTCGATCAGCGAAGCGCTCCGCTCGGTCCGTTTTCGTGCATTCGCCAGATCGGGTCTCAAGTGAGACAAGTCCACGATTTTTGGGCCTTCTTTCGCCGAGATCCCTTGCGGCAGCTGGGTTTCTGTCAGTCTCACTCGTGAGCCCACCATTCAAGCACTCGGATGTCTGCTCAAGATAATGGGCTCACTTGCGCAAAATCAACCCGATGGCACGCCTTCAGATCGACGACAGGCAGGTCATCGGCTACGCGAGGGTCTCGACGCAGCAGGAAGCTCAGGGCATCAGCCTTGAGGGGCAGATCGCCGATCTGGAGCGGGCCGGGGTCGATCGGGTGATCTCCGAGAAGGCCAGCGCATCGAAAGGCCATCGCCAGGGCTGGGCTGAGCTTCGCACCCTTGTCGCACAGCGGCGGGTCCGGCGGGTGCTGATGGTTGACCTTTCCAGGCTGGCCAGAGACGGCTCTGACATGGAGTTCCTGGAGGAGTGCGCTGCAGCCGGCACAGAGGTTCGCGATCTGTTCGGCCAGGTGTGGGAGAACCAGACCGTCAACGGCCTAGCCACTAGCGGCATCACAAGCCTGATGAACCGCATCCAGTCCCGGATGATCGGGCTCAAGTCGGCCGATGGGCTGCGGCGGCGGCGTGAGGCTGGCTTCTTGGCCCGCGGCCGGCTGCCGTTTGGCTACAAGGCCATCGATGGCAAGCCAGCAATGGATCCGGCGACATGGGAGCAGGCGAGGTGGTTATTCGAGCTGCTCATTGAGCACCAGATGTCACTGACCAATGCGGTGCGGGCGTTGCCGGACGACTTCCCCTTCCTGCCCACGAGTACCGGCCTGCTCAACTGGCTGCTCAACCCGATGCTTCGCGGCGGGGTCGGATACGGTCGCGGTCAGATCGGCGAATGGGAACGGGTCGAATGGGGGCGGGCGCCCCGGCTAATCACGACCGACGAGTTTGATCTAGCCATGCGGCTCTATAGGCCACGACGGGGCTCGAATGTTCGCACCAGGAATTGCGGTAACAATCACTTGTTCACCAGCATGGTTCAATGCCTCCACTGCGGCAAAAACTTGGGCTGGAAGACCAAGCGAGCAGAGACTCACGCTTCTCGATACCAGTGCCGAACGAGCCGCTGCCCCTACGCGAGTCGGACCGTGCGCGAGGATGTGCTCCGCCAGGCCGTTGCACAGGCCCTGACGAAACGAGCGAAGCAGATGGCAGAGATCGCCGCGGCCGATGCACCGATCGAAGTACCACCGGAGGAGAGCCGGCTGCATGAACAGCTGCGGCAACTGCAGGAGCTAGAGCGGCAGGGGGTGCCGAACCTACGCGGGTCGATTATTACGTTGCGAGATCAGATCGCAGCGATGCGGATCGGCAGGATTCGAGATCCGTGGCTTGAGCCTGACTATCAGGATCTATTTTCCAGCGAGAGAGCGTTTCTGCTTACGTCGAATAGCAACCTTCGGCCGATCCTTCTGCGTTTTGTTCGGCGTATCGAATACGACTTCATCAGTAACACCGCCAAGGTGGTCATGCACTAGGGAGCTTTCGTCAAAACGCCGTTGCATTTCCTCGACAGCAATGTTTCGGAGTGCCTGTGCGGCGCTGAGGGCGGGGCCTGAGCTGATGACGTGAAAGGCGGTGCTCATGAGCGACGGCGGGGCTTCGATGCTGCTGGTGGTGGTTCTTTGCGTGCTGCTGTGCGTTCAGCGCGGCGTTGAGCGGCGTGCAGCTGCGCGGCGGCGGCGGCTTCTTGCCGGCCGGGCGGTTCAGGGATGCCAGCGGCGGCGAGGATGGCAGCCCAGTCCATCAAGCAGAAGCGGGTGGAGGGGAAACAACGCTGCAGTGCGAGCCGGGCCAGTCACGGATCAGGCCTGATTCAAGGATCTGGACACGGTAGCGGATCATGCGGCGTCCGAGCCTATCCGTAACGGTGAATGCCTCCATGATGCGAGCCGGATCCTGGACGCGGCGATCACCGCGGGCCTGACGGATGACGAGGGTTCCGGGCGGCAGGATCGCGACGGGCTTACTGGTGGGCATGGTGTTGGGCGGCGAGGAGGGCGAGAGCTGCGAGAGCGTGAAAGGGGAGCGCGGCGAGAGCCTGGTGGAGGGTCGCGGGGGCATGTGGAGGCGAATGCAGCCGCAGGAAGGCGGTCAGGCCGGGCGATGTGATCTGGTCGGAGGCTGGATCGATCCAACCGGCCGCGGCCAGTAGTGATGCAGTCCAGGCGCGTAAGGAGAGGAGGCTGCCGTGATCAGCGGCTTGTCGGATCTGCTGGCGCGTGAGGCTGTGCAGAGTGTGGGATGAATCGGACGGCATTCACGGTCCGTGTTGCGTAACGGGAGAGATCACAGGCATCGCACCAGAGGCCAAGGCACCGATCGGGGTGGTGGTATTCGGCTTGCGCGTCAGGGCTGGAGGGCCAGAGGGTGACGGCGTGGGTGATGTGGGGGCCGTGGTGGTCGGCGATGGAGGCGATGGCGGCACCGAGTTCAGCCTGTGCGGCGCGGACGCGCTCCTCGATGCGCGGGGCGGCCTGAAGGATGACGATGCCGATGGTTTGATCGGGGTGTTGGATGACGGCATCGACGTGGCCGTAGGCGCTGATGCGTGGGAGGTAGAGGGTCCAGGGTGCGGCGAGGATCTGGTTGTTGATCCAGATCGGATGGGCGAGGAGGGGGGAGATCTGATGCAGGAGGCTGCGGTAGTCGCGGTGCGTGGGCTGCCAGGGGCCTTGCCTGCTGCTGATCACAGGATGATGGAGGGATCGCAGGTGCAACGCGAGAGCGCGGCGGAGCAGTCGCGGCCTGGGTGGGATGCGTTCAACGGGTGAGCAGGCGTCATTGACGATGTGCTCGAAGGCGCGGCGCTGCTGATCAGGGGGTGGCGGTGTGGGGCATAGCGGTTCAAGCCACCTGTCCGAGGGAGAGGAGTTCATCGGTGACGGGGGGTAAGGGTTCTGGCGGTTGCTCCAGGGCGAGGGCGTCTCGGACCATGGCTTCCCATTCGCGGGGATGGGCCTCGATCCATTCGCGGGCGAGGTTTCGCCAGGGCTGGGCAGGCGGATAGACAGGACGGCGTGCAGTGCGTTGACTGCGGGCGTTGGCTGCAGCGCGATCAGCTTCCAGCCGAGACCAGCCTGGGGGTGGCGTGTCGAGGTCTTCAAGGGTGATCAGGCCCTGGAGCGCATAGCGAGCGAGTAGTCGCCCGACCGGCTCGGTGGCCATGGTTTTCACAGGTCCAGGCCGGTTTGCTTGGCGAGGAGGCTGATGCGTCGACGGAGCTGTTCTGCTGATTCAGGAGGCAATGGCTGCGGTTCGCCGGGCAGAAGGACACGGCAATGCTCAGCTGGGACGCTGAGAGGGTGAAAGCGATCTGGGTGAGCCATACGCTGCTCCAGATCCAGCCGTAGGCCCTGGTCAACGACGGGAACGCCGTTGTTCAAGGGGTAGAGATAGGCGAGGAGCTGCAAGTGAATGGCGAGCTGATGACGAGGTTCGGGGTCAAGGATGCGTTGACCGGCGGCGTAGGCAATGTGTTGCTGATTGAGTTGCTCTTTGGCCTGTTTTGGCAGCGTTGACCACGCAAAGGCAAGGCCACGTTCTGACAGGCCTTTGTGCATTGGCAGTGACTCAATCAGGCCAACAAGGAGGTTGATGAAGTCGGTGGCGTTGAGCATGGGCTGGTCTCGAAAGAGGCGAACAGGGCGATGGCGCGATCGGCGGCCTCCGAGGAACGGGTCGTGGCCCTGGCGTGGAAGCCGCGGCCATGTTGGCCAGCATTCATCCCGAAGTTTGGACGGCTGTTGCAATCGTTCGTGATTTGCTCTGCGGCGAGGCGATCAACCACGTCGCGGTAGCCGGCGAAGCCGAGGCTGATCCAGCCGGATTCAGCGGCGAGATCAGCGAAGGCTTCGAGCACGCCGCGCTCACTGGCGAAAGCCAAGGCATTGACAGAACGGGCCTGGAGCTGATCGCCGGCCTTGGCGCCGTGGCGCTGCTTGCGGAGGCGCCACCAGGCCTCCAGCTGCGGCCTGACGGGCTCGGCGAAGGCTGGCAGGGTTGCCGCGGCCTTGGTCTGCGCTGTACGGGCCTTGGAGGGGCCTCTGGGGGGTGCGGAGGTATCAGTGGCGCCAATCGGAGCCTGAGGCGCCTTCCTGGCGCTGCTGGAGGCCTCTGGCGAAGCGTGCGGATGGATTGACGGGGGCGGGGTTTGCTCAAGGCCCTGAACGTCAACCGATCCCGATCCCGGTTTTGGGGTGGGGTGTCCCCCCGTGAGGGGGGAGGGCTCTTCCGACCGAAGGGAGGAAGAGAGGGGGGTGTTCTTGTTGATAGAGAACTGGTCTTCTGGCTGTTCTCTTGGATTAACCCTCTTGTTAGGGGGGCCATCTGGGGGAGGGGTGCCCCCCTCCCAGACGGCCCTAGGCACCGGCCTTTTAGGGGGAGGGGTGGGGCCATCTGGCAGGGGGTGCTCAACCCCTGGCCTTGCTGGGGGAGGGGTCAGGCCCAGATCGCTGTCGTCACCTGCAACCTGCAGGACGGCCCTGATCCGGTACAGCGCCGTCCTGCCGGCCCGCTCCGTGCGCAACACCCACCCCTCTGCAACCAGCCATCGCAGCGCTGCACGCACGTCCCGCTCAGCCATGCCGCAGTCCCTCGCCAGACGGCCAACGCTCGGAAATGCACGGTCGTCCGGCCCCGCGTAATCCCAGAGCATTGAATAGACATACATCCAGTTTTTGCGGCCTTTCTCGACCAGCTGCCGCAACAAACGCATTGGTGATACCGCAAACGGCTCGCGGTATGTCTTCGCGCAATTCCGAGTGTTTTTCATCAGAATCCAGAGCGGATGTAGTAACAAGCGGGCTCGCCAGCAGCGGCGGTGTTCTTGAGCCAGCCAAGTTTCACGAGACGATCCACAGAGGCGCTGCTTTGCTCCTCCGTCAAGCCGCCTTCTGCCAGCAGGCCTTCTGCCAAGTCGAACATTTCACCGGTTTCGGCGGTGGCGCAGAGCCAGGTATAAACAAAGAGATCTTCTTTGTGCTCAACGCAGTCGCTCAGCAGCCTGAGCGGAACCAGCGCGACGCCGGCTCTTGTGATCTGGTCGCCGGGGGCCGGCTCGACATAACGGTTCGCCATCACTGGGCCCCCTGGCTGGTGGTGACGTAGCCACATGCCTCCAGCTCTTGCAGGAGTGCCGCAAGCTGCCCCTGGGTCGCTCCGGCCTCCAGCTGCGACAGCGTGACCCGGCCGCCCAGCGAGATCATGCACAGCAACAGGCCACGGGCCGCAAAACTGAGGCGACCGTCCTGGGCCGGCACCTTCGAGGCATACGTCATGCCATCCCGCGTGAAGCCCAGATCACTGCGCACCGTGATGACACCTTCCGCCACTCGTTCAGTGACAGGTTTGCTGTAAGATGGTGCGGTGGACTGTTTTTGACTTCTTGGTTCGGCGGAGTTTGCCTCTCCGCCGGATTTTTTTTTGCTCATTGGCGTCAGTGCGATAGGACT